AATACATATGGTTTTCGGAGCCAGGATTATTTATTCCCCAACTACCAGACCAGTTTGGTTCTGGGAAGTTTTGATTTGAATAGTTATTACCAGTGTTACCTACCCACGCATGGTGTTCAACGTTACATCCATTTGATGAACAACCAAGTGCGTTAATCATACTAAAAGTATAGTTTTCGCAGTTTGCGGGTGATAAATGCCAAGTATTATTTGGATCTAGTTCACCTGCACTATTACTTCTATATCTATTGTCCGATGCTGCTGCAGACCCCTTAAAAAATTGCATTCCACCAATCTCAGTACCACCAATATTACTATGGTTATCAAGAGAAATATGGTCACGGAACATATTATACATGTTACCACCTCTGTTGGTAAAGCAACCAGTAATATATCCAACTTCTGTTGATGTATCGTAAGGTGTGCCTGATGTAGCAAACCCTTGCATAATCAATACATCATCTGCTGTCCAACCTCTATAATGATTTGACTTGAAGTCAGATACCATCGCATTTCTTGCAGTACCAGTAGTTGATGTAGTTGTCCAATTACCATACCAACTGTCCGAACCACCTGTGTACTGACCATGTGATGTATCATCTGTGATAGATGCAACCATAACCCAATACTTCCCATTGGGGTCTTTATATGCATATACTTCTTCTATATTAGTTCCATCAAACTTAACATACCAATATCCAGAACCAGGATCATCAGCAGATAAGTTTGCTAGTGATGTATATGGTGCGTTAGATGTACCATTCTCTCCGTAATATTGTATCCAAGTGCTTCCGTTATAGAGTTCAACTGCACCTAATGTTGTATTCCACCTTATATATCCTGGTGAAGGTGAATTTGGTCTTTCACCAGTTGTGCCTGTAGGAAGACGCAAGGCACCAGTTCCATCATGATACACATTACCGTTTATCTGCAGCGTATGTCCTGTAGGAATTGTAGATTGATTAAGTGATGCAGGTATACCACCGATACTACCTACAGTAAGTTTGCTCATTTGAACAGGTTATAGTATTTCTATTTATTGTCCTGGCGTTGGATATTCTTCTACCCATGCAGTAACAATATACTTATCATTATTTAGGGGAGGATTTCCTCTGTGTGTCCATGCCCAATCACAGGGAAATATTACAAATTTACCTGCCTTTGGGGTGACTCTGAAATGTTGATATAAAAATTCTGTTTCACCGCCTTCAAATCCATCGTTCAGATAGATCATAGTTGCTAACTTACGGTATGGTGCAGAGGGTGTTGACTCATAATGCCAAGCATGATAACCCTGTCCTGGTTCTGTTTTTTGAATCTTTGCCATAGTATGTTGAAACCTACGACCAACTAAGATGTCATATTTTAGTACATACTCTCGTAGTGCTTGGTCAGTAACATAGTTCCAACGTTGGAAGATTGAACGTGATAGATTATCGTGAAAATATTCTACTGGTAATTCATGCATAAAGATTTGAGAATCAGCAGCACCTTTTTCTGAGTGTCTCTTGATTGTCAAACCATTAGTTGATATGAACTTATAGTATTCTATTATATCTGTACAATCTAAGTTAGTTTCAAACTCAGATATAAAGTTATCATGATGTATAGACTTTGTGATTACAGGTTCACCACCTGCAAAAGGACTCATTACCATTTATTGATCGGGCAGTTGAATATTGGAAAGCGTGCTTTAACTGCAAGCACACAGTTACATTTAGTACAGATCCCAATAGGGGATTTATACTGACAGTCATTACATATTTTAATTCTTTTTTGATATAATGTCAAGTCAGGTACATCACCATCCTCGACAATCAGTTTAGCCTGACCAGACACCGTTATTAAATACTTCTAGTTTTTGTGTTGTTAGATTATATCTTAGTTCTCCGTTTTCATATCCTCTTCTTGGTGAATGAGTTATTTGTCTAGCAGCAAATGCAGGAGTAGTACCAAATGGTAATGGTAAGGCACTTTGGTTCTCAACTCTCAACTCTGCTCCACCTTTGAATGCCATATCACTATCTTCATCTATTGTGACTGTAAAGTTAGGTGAAAGACCTTGTATGTTTCGTACTCGTAACTTCATCTAACACTCCATGCAGCACCTGACTCGACTGTAACAGTGAAACCAGAATTTATGGATATGGGACCTGCACTCATTCCGTTAGTAAACTCAGCACCATTGTTAGCAGTTGGTCCGACTGTAAGATTCTCTGCGATTTGATTATGATTAGTTCTAATAATACTATCAGTTCCAATAGCAGGTCCTCCACCTGCAACTGGTGACCAACCTGCACTACCTGTGCCATCATCTGCTTTATAAATCTCTGCTTGGTCTATTGTTGAGTTGAAACGTAGCGTACCTATGGATACACCTGTTGGTCTTTGTGCTGTTGTACCAGTAGGTAACTCAAGCACTGAGTTAGTGTTAAAAAACTTCAGTGTAGTTATGAGTGCTTGTGTGCTAGTGGCAATCTGATTACCACTTACTCTTGAAATTGCCATGAGATTAGATAGGTAGTTCTAGAATGTGAACAGTGTCAGATGCTAAAGGTGCATCTCCTGAGGAGAATACAACGTTTGCACCATTTGAATCGACTGTGTAGTTAGTTCCTGCGATCTGTGCTACACCATTGAGGAATACTAAGAGTGAATCATCAGTGTGTTTGATGCCTCCACTATATGTAGTTACAGCGAATGTTAGAGTGGTACCGTCTCCTGTGTATGATTTAGTGATATACTTATCAGCACCAACACCACCTCTACCAGTAACAACGAGGTCACCATCTACTTTTGCGTTACCTAGTAGTCCAACTCTGAATCCAGATACAGCAGCAGTACCAATACCAATATGTTGAGTGCCAGAGAAAGTATCAATATTGATTTCACCAGTATCTGTGAGGCCAAACTCTTTCCAGTATCCACCGTAGTATATCCAACCAAGAGATTTCCCAGGCGTCCAGTTAATATTATAAACAAGGTCACCGTCAGCAGGTGTAGCGTAGTTGGTGATATTACTAAAATCTGGTTGTCCACTTGCATCAGCAGGTGCGAGCAGAGTTTGTTTGATAACTGTACCATCTTGGTTATAGTAAGAGATCTTTCTTGCCTGTATATTATTCGTAGAAGTTAGTTGTCCTTGGAATGTAACAGGACCTGCAAAGATAGATTCTAACTGGTTAGATGCACCACCAAGTACGGTTAGTTTGTCAGTCAGCACCAACTCAGAGAATGTCTGAATCGTTGTACTTTCTTCTCCAACAACGTTTAACTGTGCGATGTCTTCGTTAGTAATCTGACCTGTAACAGGGTTGATAACTTGGTTACCAATGAATAGGTCACCGTTAGAGTTAAGTCCAGAGTAGAATGATACTCCGCCTTCTTCTTTAATAGACTGTGAGAATCTAATCTGTTCTTGAGTTAGTGTCTCAACTTGGGTTTGCGGGAACGCTGTACTATAGTTTCCAGGTCCGAAACCAAGGTATTCAAATGTGTGATTACCTGATCTGAGGATAGAGTGACGTCGGAACTCGACATTGATCGGTGCGACTGTTCCATCATTATTTTCTCGAATCTTAATTTTTCGTGTTTCCTCATCACCTGCTCGTGCAGTGAGTTGCACATTCGAGAGAAGGGCGTTTCCTGAGTCATAGTTTGGTGTTGTGCCTGGTTGTGTCCAACCTGTGTCTGTGAGTAGGAATACAGTTGATTCCTTAGTAATAGATCTCTTTGGATCTAATGCAGGTGTTGGTGTAGCACCATCAGTTGCATTAACAAGACCTATGGTAACATTATCAGCAACAGAAACTGCAGCATCAGGGTCAGCAACTGGGTTATCTCTATCAAATGTAGGATATACTTCGTTGACGTTCTGTGAGAACTTCCTGTCGTTAAAGTTAGATGTTGACGGTGCAATAGAACCGCATAGTAATGTTAGATAATATATTCCATCATTAACACCTCTTTCAAATGCTTGAACTGTTTCAATATCATAGATGTAGAAACACTTAGTCAAGTTAAATGATGTAGTGTCACTATTCAGAGGTTGTAGTACGAAACCAGAGATAGGATCTCTAGGTAGAGGATTAGACTTGTCCTTATCAATCACATATCTTACACGATAGGTTCTATCTTGTAAGTCTCTTGGATCAGGGATCCTCTTTATAAATGTACTTGGTGTAAAGTTTACAGTATTATATTGTGCATTAGTTGATAAAGTTGTATAAATTTCGTTATTTGTTGATGAAACTGATAGATACCAACCACCGACTGAACCTGCTTGTCCACCTATTGTATAGGTTGTGCTGTCATATTGGATCGGTGATCCAGTCACACCTGCTGCTAGTCCAGATACACTAGGACCATAAGGTGATATGCTTGCTGACTGTGTTGTTGCAGTCGTTGCACCGTTAGCAACAAGTAAACAGTTAATCTTATCTGCTATTGCACTTGCTCCTGTGCCATCTTGTCTTGCTCCGACTGAGAAACCCTGTACTCTTGTTGTTGGTGGTGATGCTTCTGTTGTATAACCATATAAGTATAATCTTGTACCTGGTGTACCACCTTGTCCTGCAAGTGATGCATTGATAACCTTTGTTCTTTGTATATCAATGTTGACCCAGTTCACGGATGTCTCTTCACCAAAGATGACTGCACCTGCTGTACCAGTCAGTGCAGCAGATAATGTTATTACTCTAGTATTTGTGTTGACTGTTCCTACAGTCGTACCTGCAGCAATACCAGTTCCAGTTACAGTCATACCTTGGATAACCCCGTTGACTGACCCGTCATTTGTCAGTGTGATAGATGTACTACCACTAGCACCAGTAGCAGTTGTTGATATGACATTCAATGCTTTTGGTGGAATGATATGAGTTATTGCTCCTGCCTTATCTTTCGAGAATGCTTTTGCTTTAAATCCTGCTGATCTAAGAGCAGTGTTACCAAAGTTAGAGTTAGAGTTGGTGATTGACATATCACCACCGCTTAGTGCAGTGAAGTGACCTTGATATCCCAC